AGGAGATGTCCCTTCTCCTGTTGCTGGATGTGTAGTGCCTCGTCGAGCAGCTCCTCACGCAGTGCGTGCAGCGCGGACAGTCGGTCGAAGTGCAGCTCTCGGTCGGCGATGCAGCGGTCGTACTGACCGGGGTAGTCGCGGCCGTTTGGCGTGCATTGCTTGAGGGCGTCGATGGCCTCGAGCAGTGCGTCCATTGCATGGCGGCGCTGGTCGATGAGATCGAAGGCGCTGCTGCCGTTGATGTTAAGGATTGGGCGTATCATGCTGCTGTCTCCCGTGCGATGAAAAAGAATGGGGTGAAGGCCTTGCAATTCGCTGCGAGTGCATAAGCCCGCGCCTCGGCTGCCGTAGCAAACGTGCGGTCGAGGTGGGCGATGTGTTGGCCGGTGTCGGCGCGGTAAGTGAAAACGGTCATTGTCGTGTGCTCCTTGTTGCTGATTTGCTACCCTTAAACGCTGCAATTAGGCATTGCAACAACTATTTTAATATCCCCTCTGCGCGGATGCGCAGCCAGTACGCGCGGTTGGCGTAGTGCTCGGCGCGGATCTCACCTTCCGATAGCGCAGCGGCGCTGTCGAAGGCGTCAGCGGCAAGGTGGAACAGGTCGGCCACCAGAGCGCGCTGACCGCCCGATGCGTCCTCCCTGAAGCCCGCAGCGCGCTCCTCGGCTGCGTGCAGGAGCCAGTTGCCCAGCACCTCGCTGTCCTCTGCCGTCGTGACGCCGTACGTCAGTTCATATCTGCTCATGTTAAGCTCCTTCTAGTGTGATGATGATGGCTGCGATGCTGAGGGCCAGCACGGCCCAGAACGCGATTGTGACGATGGCGTGCGCGATCATATTACTCTCCCTAGCTGATGGTCAGGCCGTCGCGGATGATGCCCGCGTAGACCGGTTTGAAGTAGCAGCGCTCGATGACTGTGCCATTGGCCCAGTTCTGTGCGTCCTCGGGGAAGCGCTCGTCGGCCCACTCCTTGGCCACAGTGGTCTGTGGCACAAGGATGATGATGCTGCCGTGATCCTGTACGTGGAAGTCGGTCATGCCCTGTCCCCTTCCGTCAGGTTGTCGGGATAGACGCGGATGCCGTAGTACTCGGCGTCGTGGCGCTCGATGGTGTTAGGGTAGAAGATCGACGCATCGACCCAGCGGAAGCCACCATGCGCGCTGGCGCTGGTTGTGCGGGCACCTGCCGGCACGGTGACACTGCCGCCGTGGCCGAAGGTGTGGGTGAATGTCTCTTTGACGCAGATGTTGTAGTTCATGTCCTGTGCTCCTTTTAGTAGTTGATGGCCGAGCGGTCGGCGCGGGCCTGTGCGATTGCGCCTGTCAGGCGGGCTGCGTCTTCGCGCAAGTAGGCGGCGAGGTCGCGGTCGAGGCACGCCTTGGCGCGGGCGTCTACCTCTGCGCGGATGGCGGTCAGTGCGTCGATCTGGTTGTCCAAATCGTTTATTGCGGTGGTGCGTGTCATGTTGTGTACTCCTGTTGCTGATAAGGGTGGGGGCCGAAGCCCCCGGTTGGGTTAGATGAGGTTGGCCGCTGCGATGGCGCAGAGTACGGCCGGTTCCTTGTGGCTGCGCGAGAAGTCGCTGCTATTGAACTCCCACTCGGCGTCGCACTCGAAGCGGTGGATGGTGGCCCAAGGCGAACCGTCCCACGACAATTCGATGGTGTGGAAGTCCCAGCGGCTGTCGCCACCTTCGGACTTGACGGTGGACACTGGGCTGATGGTGAACAGGTGATCGTGGAACACAAAGTTGCCGTTGTTGTAGACCTCGATGGTAGCTTCTTCGCCGGACCAGTTGTCTTTGTTGAAAGTGAAGGTAGTCATGATTTTTACTCCGTTTCTTCGTTGCTGATGAGGTACCCTTAAAGAAGGTTTGAGGGTATGTAAACCCCCATATGCACTTTTTTACAAATTATTTTTAGCTGCACCATTTACACCGTGATGCATTGCGTTGCACCGCGTTGCAGCTCCCGAAATGCACCATCCTGCACCAAGGGCTGGGGGTGTATCCCTAAGGGGATACCCCCCTCTGGTGCAAATGGTGCAGGAGCAAATGAGTTGCGGTGATGCAGGCTCTGAAACTTTTACACCGTGATGCATTGCGTTGCAGATCTTTCTGATTTATTACCGCCAAACCTAAAACACTAAAGGAATAGAAAATGTCGCTTAAAAATTACGGTGGGAAGAAACCTCGTGCGGAGGGTTGGCGTGAGGCTGGTGTCGTCGAGGGTGATGTTCGTTGGTTGGTGTTTGTGCGGCACAACGCTGACAGCGAGTGGACGACGGTAAAGGTCATGGCAGACGGTCGCGCACCAGTGAAGGCAAACTACTGGCTTGGCTGGAACGGCTCGCGCTTTGGTAGGCACGCAGACTTGGTGTCCCTTGCACAGCAGCGCCCTGCGGTGTTGGAAGGCGTGGAGCGGGGACTGAGGATGGGTGGCCGTGAGCATTTTGTGTTGGCAGTCGAGCAGGCGCACATCGCGCAGCCGAAGCGTTTGGGTCGTGTTGAGATTGCGCTGCTGCGAGCTGTCGACGAGATGTCGGTGCTTGCGGACAGCGTGAGCGTGGAGGATTTGGTCGCGTATGCCATAGCACCGCTTGAGGTGGCCGAGGGGCGCGATACGCGTAGGCAGACAGCACTGCGTGCGGTGCAGTCTCTGGTGAAGTCTGGCGGGCTTCGCTTGGCCTCTGGGCGTGTTGTGCTTTGACCCCTTGCCAATAGTTTTCGAGGTGCGTATATTGCGCGCATTGACTGGTAGCACTGTGTAACCGAACGGAGCATGCAGAATATGGCCAAGCGCCAATCGAAACGGACCCCCGAGGTCGAGGAGCTTATCATCGAGGGGTTGACCGATGGTGTGCCCCTGCGCGTGCTTTGCAGGCGTGATGACGTGCCAAGCTGGCGGACAGTGTATGACTGGATAAACGCAGACGCATCCTTCGCCTCACGCGTCGCGTACGCCCGCGATTTGGGCTTCGAGGCCATCGCCGAGGACATCCTCGACATAGCCGACGACACGCCGGCCATCAGCGAGCACGTGCAACGCAGCAAGATGCGCATCGACACGCGCCTGAAGCTGCTCGCATGCTGGAGCCCGAAGCGCTACGGAAACAAGCAGGACGTCAGCATCGGCAACAAGGAGGGCGAGACCCTCAAGGTCGAGAGCAACGCGGAGAATGCTGCACTCACGTTGCACCTCGCCGAGGTGCTGCGCGACACGGACGTGCCGACGTGATCTGGAACCCGTGGCGCAAGGCCCGCGAACTGCAGGCGCAGCTCGACCGGGTGACGCAAGAGCGTGACGAGATCGGGCACGCACTGTCGCAGTCGTGCGATCGGTACGACAAGGTGCGTGAGATGAACACCCAACTGCGCGACGCGCTGGCCCTCTACCGCTCGCGATGACGGACGTCGCGGCCCTACTCTCAAAGCTCAGTCCCGAGCAGCGCGTCCATCTCGACTGGCAGCGCCGCTGGCGATCGACCGCACGGCCGAACCAGATCGTCGGCCGGTCGAACTGGAGCGAGTGCGGCTACCTAGCCGGGCGCGGGTTCGGTAAGACGCGCGTCGGTGCCGAGTGGATCACACGCGCAGTCTTCGAAGATGCGAGCGGCTTCGATAGCTGCGTCATAGCGCCCACCTATCAGGACGTGAAGTTCACCTGCTTCGAGGGGCCGGCCGGCATCCTGTCCGTCCTGCCGCCCGAGCTGCTGGTCGAGCACAACAAGTCCGACATGATCATCAAGATGCGAAATGTTGCAGGCGGTGTAAGCACGATACGCGGCTTCACGGCAGAAAAACCCGAGCGGCTGCGTGGTCCTCAGCATACACGGGCGTGGTGCGACGAGCTGGCCGCGTGGCAGTACGACGAAGATACGTGGGACATGATGATGATGGGCATGCGCCTCGGCTCCGCGCCGCAGGTGCTGTGGACCACCACGCCCAAGCCGAAGGATCTGATCCGCAAACTGAGCCTGCCGCAAGAGGGGCGCATCATCGTGCGCGGCTCGACCTTCGACAACAAGGCCAACCTGCCGGACAGCTTCTTCGCCTCGTTGGAGCAGTACGAGGGTACTGTGCTCGGCCGACAGGAGCTTTACGGGGAGCTCATCGACCCCGAAGAAAATGCGGTCATCAAGCGGAGCTGGCTCAAGCTGTGGCCCGCGAAGAAGCCGCTGCCCGCCTTCGACTGGATCATCATGTCGCTCGACACCGCCTTCACCGAGGCGACCCGCGACACGAAGAGCGGCGACGCGGACTACACGGCGTGCAGCGTGTGGGGCACGTTCCAACACGAAGAGAAGGGCTACGCCCTGCTGCTCGACTGCTGGCAGGAGCAGCTCGGCATGCCCGACCTGATCAAGCGCGTGAAGAAGGAAATGAACACGGCCTACGGCGACGACCAAGACGTCGCGTTGATCAAGCCAATGTTCGGCAGCGCGAAGCCGCTGACATCCGGCCGCAAGCCAGACATACTGTTGATCGAGGACAAGGGGAGCGGCATCAGCCTGAGACAGATGCTCGAGCGCGAGGGTATACTGGCGCACGCCTACAACCCCGGCCGAGCAGACAAGCTGGCGCGCCTGCATGTGGTCAGCCCAGTGTTCGCACGGCGCAGGGTCTTCCTGCCCGAGAGCGACAAGTTCCCGAACAAGCCGCGCGTCTGGGCCGACCCGCTGGTGGCGCAGCTATGCAGCTTCACCGGCAAGGGCAGCATCAAGCACGACGACTTCGTCGACAGCACAACGCAGGCCATGCGCCTGATGATGGACAAGGGCATGTTCGGCACGCTCGTTGACAAGAAGCAAGAGTTCGACAAGCCGCCGCCGAAGATAATACAGAACCCGTACGGGCAGTAAGGACAAGTCATGATCGAAGAAGAAGAAATGCTGGAAGGCGAGATGGTCGAGTTCGACGGCGAAGAGGTAAGCGACGTCGAGGACACCGACGACGGTGGCGCGATCGTCACGCTCGACGAGGCTGGCCCTGCCGCTGGCGACAGCGAGTTCTACGACAACCTCGCCGAGACTATGCCCGAACAGGACCTAAAGTCACTGGCCTCGAAGTTCCTCGAACTGATCAGCCGCGACAAGGAGGCGCGCAAGAAGCGCGACGAGCAGTACGAGGAGGGCATCCGCCGCACCGGTCTCGGTGACGACGCGCCCGGCGGCGCACAGTTCAACGGCGCATCGAAGGTGGTCCACCCGATGATGACCGAGGCGTGCATCGACTTCGCGTCGCGCGCCATCAAGGAGCTTCTACCCCCGCAAGGTCCAGCCAAGGACTTGATCGAGGGCGAGGTCACCGTCAAGAAGATCCAGAAGGCGAAGCGCAAGTCATCGCTGATGAACTGGCAGCTCACGGTGCAGAGCCAAGAGTTCCGGTCCGAGCTTGAGCAGCTACTGACGCAGGTGCCACTCGGCGGCGCGCAGTACCTCAAGATGTCATGGGACGACGCGCGCAACCGCCCCGGCTTCCTCGCCGTCATGATCGACGACATGTACCTGCCGTTCGCGGCGACCAACTTCTACAGCGCGCAGCGCAAGACGCACGTGCAGTACCTGACGCAGCTCGACTATGAGCAGCGCGTCGC